CCCAGCAGTTCGCCCGCGCTACCGCCTCAAACGCGGTCACGGAGTGCCCACTCCGGTTCTCCACATGGGTCGAGGCTGGCAAGCGCGGTGTGGACTACGCCCGAAACTGCATCGTCGAGCGGTTCCTGAACGACACGGACGCCGACTGGCTCATGATGATCGACCATGACGAGGTCGTCCCGGATAACTTCTGGCAACTCTGCACCGTCAAGGACGCCGATATCGTCAGCGGCCTCACGCCGGTCTGGGTGGCGGGTATGAAACCAGAAGCCATGCTCCGGGTCAACAACTATGGTGTGGATTCCGAGGGCCGGTGCTACAACCTCCTTAACCCCCCGGACGAGGCGGAGCAGCCTTACCGAGTGCCGGTCCTCGGAACCGGGGGTATCGCCATCCGCCGCCGGGTGTTCGCCCCGAAACCTCACGGCCTTGGCCCCAACCCGTTCCACTTCACCCGTGAGGATAACGGCAAGATCCGCGCCGGGGAAGATATCAACTTCAGCGTCGAGGCAAACCAGATCGGGCTCATTCTCGCCGTACATCCGCGGGTTCGCTTCGACCATGTCAAGGAATTGCCGCTCTGGCAGGTAGAGCAGTATTGTCGCGCCCGTATGGCGATGGAGCGGGAGGGCCGTCAGACCACCGACGAGCAGAGGATGTCCATTGGCTAATTTCGGCTTCAGGCCAAAAGACGGCGCTGCGACGGACTTTATCAACGACTGCGTCGATCAGGCAAACCAAGTCCGCGACGAGTTCGAGCCCGGATGGTACGAAAACTGGGCGAACTATCGCGTCGAATCCGCAGACGGCCAACCGACCAAGCAGCACCCCTACTCCTCTGGGGTCGTGGGCGGTCTGGAGATGTCCCCGATCAACTTCCTCAAGACGCCGGAATCACATCAGGGGGTCAACACCCTCCGGGCGCTCCTTCTCTCTGGGTTGTTCGGGACACGGGATTACGTGCAGGCGGACCCTGTAGGCGACGAGGATATCGAAGCGGCCAAGCGCGTCAGTCGATTGGTGATGTACGGCCTTGAGCGACCGGGGAACTTCCGCACGAACTATGAGACCCTCGGGGATGCCCTCATCTTCGGCCTCGGGTCGTACAGCGCCCGGTGGAGGCGGGATATCAAACTCGTCCCGCGCCGGATGCCGGTGCCCGACCCGAACGGTGGCCCCGGGGAGTTCCTGAAGAATCCACAGACGGGAGCCATCATGACGGTATTGCAGGACGTCATGCTCCCCGTCTTCGACGACCCAGTTCTAGAGACCGACGAACTATGGGACACATGGTTTGACCCCGCGGCGAATCGCTTCGACCAACTCAACTGGAAGGTCAAGCGGTTCCGTATCCGCGACGAAGAACTCGAAGCCCTGCGCGACAACGAGAACTGGGATGGCGACGGCATCAAGATGGTCCTTGGTAATCCCCCGAACGACCGCGCCACGGGTCCCGACAGTAACGAGCAGCCGAAGCTCATCACGGAGAACCTGACACTAGAGGACGTGAAGGATATCGGGCAGTACGGGTATTACGGCGGGTGGTTCTTCGAGGGTATGATCGACAAGGAGACAGCGGACAGGATCGGCGGCATCGACCATCGTGGCTCCGTGATCCTCAAGATCGTCAACGGTATCGTCATCCAGGGCATCCAGTCCCCGCAGAAGAACGGCATGATCCAGGGCGGGTCCATGACGATCCTTCCCACGGGGCGCGGGGTGTACGGCCTGTCTCCTCTGACGATTGTCCGCTACCTTCAGGACGTCTCGAATACGCAGATGATTCTGACGGTGCAGGCGCTTATCGAGTCGGTCTATCAGAACTACGTCATCGGCGGCGACCACGGGCCGAACTTCGCACACGACTTGGAGACCCGCCGGCCTCGTGAGGTCTTCACGACGCAGGGCGAGGTAGACCAGATTGTCCCGCTCAACAAGGACTATACCGGCGTGCAGATTGCGACCGGGGCGCTCGCCATGCTGTCTCAGACGATGCGGCAGGCGATGAACGCCCGCGACCCGGTGCAGGGGCAGATCAAGCAGACTGGATCTTCGACCGCGACGGAGACTCAGTTGGTGACGTCTGCGGCGCTCCAGAATACCGACCAGTTGGCCGTCCTCATTGAGCGCGACGAGTTGCCGATCCAGGGCAAACTCATCAACGACCTTTACTACATCAATCTGGACGACGAGCAGAAGGTATTCCGCCGGGTGGGGGAGAGCGAGACCACGGCGGTCAACTACTTCGATATCGACGTCGTGACGGATATCACGTTCGTCGGCGCCCGGAGTCTCCTGAGCAAACAGGGCAAGGCGAACCAGTTCCGGGACTTCGCCTCGATCCTCGCATCGAACCCGTTTACCGCCGCCGCGACCGACTGGCATGAGTTCGTCCGTCGCTGGGGCGACGAGGGCTTCGACGTGAAGGGCATGGAGCGGATCATGCTCCAGGACCCGGAGGAGGTTGTCGCCCGGATGCAGGCGATGGGTTTGGCGAATACGGTCGGGCCTGCGGCGGGTGGCGCGGGACCTGACGGCAATTCCCCACAGAAGAGTGGCCGCAAGACCCCCGCAAGCGGTGGTGGTCGCGGTGGGAACACGCCCGCGCAATCAGCAGGCGAGGCTTCATAAGGAGAATCACGATGGGTAGAGCGTTTGGATCGAAGAATAAGCCACGCAACGAGCCGACGAGTTCTGGCAGGCCATTCGCGGAACTCATGACGAAGATCGACACCGCGACGTTCCTGCGGATGCTCACGAAGTCGGGCCTTCCGGCGGCAGAGCAGCGGGAGATCGCCGTGGCCTTCCGCGACCTGAAGGAGTAGTTGATGTCGATGCCGAGAGGAGTGCGGGCGGCGACACAGAAGATCACCGACGTCCTCGGTGACTTCCTGCCGAAGTTCCGTGATCGCCTGACTCCGGACGAGCAAGACCTCGGCATCTACCTACGAGGCAACAAAGAGTTGTACGAAGCACTCACGAAAGTCATCCAGTTCCGAATCGAGGGGCGGGCGAAAGTGCCGGAGCCCAGTGACCCTCTGATGTGCAAGTCGATGCTGGCGAGAGACCGCGAACTTCAGACGCTCCTATCGCGCTTGGAGTACGTGTATCGCTCTCCAGTGTTGCAACCGGCAGATGACGGCGAGCAACCGGCCTAGCCGGGACGCCAAAGGGGTAGAGGATGCCAGAGGACGAAACCGTATATACCCAAGAGCAGGCCGAAGAAGCGTTGCGGGCGCTCCGCGCACCTGAAGGGGAGCCCGAGGACGAGCCTGTTGCGGTAGCGGAGCCCGAACCGGAGCCTGCGACCGACCTGCCCGCCGAGCCCGAACCGGAGCCCTCGCGGGGGCCGATTACAGCGACGGAGGAAGGCGTGGACGGTGGGGACGATATCGAATCCCTCCGGGCACGCCTGGACGACTTCCAAGTCCAACTCAAGACCTCAGAGGAGCGTGCGGATGCGCGGATCGCGGCCATCAAGGAGCGGTCGGCGGCAAACGCGGCAATCCTCCGGGACAGATATCTGCGGAAGTCTACTGCCGCAGATAGGGCCAAACAGGTTCTCTTAGCGACCCGGTCGGAGGCTGGGGCAACAGAGGCCGAGGTGAATAGTGCCATCCAGGATTTAGAAGGCACGCAGAATCCCGCCTCGGCAACTTACGCCCCGCCAGTAACGACGACGGTCAACCAGGAGGACCGAGACCTGATCATTAATGACTTTCTCAACGAGAAGGGCATGACGCAGGCCGAGGCCACGGAGTTCGACACTTGGGTCAGGGCCGAGGGAGTGGCGCAGATGAGTGCCGCCGAGCAGGAAATCGCGGAGCAAAGCCCAGCGGGCTTCCTGCGGTTGCTGTATTCGCGGTACGACAACGGCGTCAAAGAGAAGCGACGTGAAGCGAAGACCTCGGACGCGGTACGTGCCGTCGAGGGCGTCCAGAGGGTGCAGCGAGAGGCGGCAAGGGCAGGCGCGACAGCCCCTTCGGTCGCAGGACGACGAAGGGCACCGAAGGGGGAGGTTGACGTCAAGGATCTCACGGAGGCCGACGTCGCCCGACTTGTGCGAGAGTCGGTCACTCAATATCAATAAGGAGGGGTCACCATGACCCTGATGACAACTGCCGCGGGAGGCCCACAGGCAATCCTGCGGAACTACTGGAAACGGGAACTTCTCCAGCTTCTACATAACGAACTGATGGCCTCGGACCTGATGGACACTCAGGTCATCCCGGCGAACTCCGGGACGGTCATCGAGTTCCACCGGATCAACATCTCACGCGGTAAGCAGGTTACTGGTGTGACGCAGTATATCGCCTATGGTCAGCCGACCTACGCGATTTCCGGCAACCTCAAGGGCACGACCTTCGCCGTGGACTCGGTCGTCTACGCTCTGGAACTCCTCAACAACGACCTGCACATGACCGAGCAGGCGATCATGACGGCGGAGCCGAACCCGATTCCGCAGTTGACGTCCGATTTCCTTTACAACGCGAAGGATACGATGGACCAGCGGGCGATCAACATCATGGTCAACAACACGGGGAACACGCAGAGCGCCACGGCGCCGAGCGTGACCTACAACGGAACCTCCGTATCCGTGTCGAACGTCTGGGGAGATGGTTCGCAGACGTTGACCGAGGCAACCCTCGACGCCGACAATCCCTCCCACCGGATTGCGGCGGAGACGTTCAACACCGCCTACACGACCCTGCGCTCCCAGAGCGCCCGGTTCCGTTCCGCCGGGAAGGGTGGACTCAGGCGGTACGACTGCCTTATCGCGCCGGAATTGGCCGGCGACCTTCGCACCGATGCGACCTTCCAGGATATCGCCCTGAAGGGCAACCAGCGGGGCGAGGACAAGTTCGAGCGGGCGATGATTGGTGACGTCTTCGGCGTCCGTGTCATCGAGGACGAGAACGTCAGTATCGGCGCGGTAGGGACGGTCGATTCCAACGACCAGATCATCCGATGCCCGGTCGTCGGGAAGGGCTACGCTGCCCGTATCTCGCACGCCAAGGGTATCGGTGTCCCGCAGGTGAACTACATCCCGCCGAGCAAGGCCGACAAGTACGACCCGTTCGGCCTCATCGGTATCATGACGTGGAAAATCTACCAGGCGACGGGGGGTATCCTGAACCCGCTGTCCGGTGCGATTATCCGATGCGCGACAACGCGGGCGAAGAGTGTCGCCCAGCGCGACGACGGCACGTGGGATGGTCCTGCGTAACGTAGTCTAACTGCATGACTCAATGCGGGGTCGCCCCTCCGGGGGCGGCCCTGCGGTATTCGCCTATGTATGACGGTTCGATAGAGCACGGCAAGATCATCGGAGCTTTCCAGCGGCACGTCCCTGGATGCTTCGTACTCGACCAGCGCGACAAGGGCGGCTTTATCGCCGTCTGCCGGGGTACGAAGGATATGCCGTGGCGGGATCAGACCACGACACGGAATGTCTATCGTGAGGTCCCCGACGTCACGCTGCTGAGTCTCCCGCGTGGGAATGTCACCCCGGCGACCCGGTATCACGGCATCAAGCTCGACCGGACGGGCTGGCTGGAGCAATTCCGCCGAGCCTCAAGGCATCTCACGTTCACGCAACAGAGAAATATCACCAGAGAGTTGAGGGTCGGGCAGGTCTTCCCGGAGGTTCGGTAAATGCCGACTGTATCAGGGGTTGTTGTCCCCACCGGGGGACAGTCAGAACAGCGCAGGACTCTCCTCGATATCGTGGACGAACTGGCGCGTCCGATTGACGCAGACGACTCTACGATCCGGGCCTACGCCGCGGACTCGTTCCGGTCGGCTGTCCGTAGGATGAACCGTAAGGGCTTGTGGCCGTGGGAGCATCAAGAGGAGGACCTGACCGTCACGAAGGACCAGAAGTTCTCGACGGTTACGGGAGCCATCAAGAAGCCCCTCGCCATGCACTACCTCGACTCGGCGGGCGGCACACGCAACGAGAAGATCGAATATATGTCGTATGACCGCTTCCTTGAGATGTACTCGGTGGCGTTTTCGACCCGTCCGTTCGCTTACACGATTCCGAATATGTTCGAGACGGGGCAGATTCGTT